ACATGGCGGTCCTAATAGCCATGAAAAACATACAGGAGATTTAGGAAACATAGAATTACTTAACGGAAAATGTAAAAAAATATATCATATTAAAGGTGTTTCAGTAAAGGATCTATGGGGACGCTCTATAATTGTACATCAAGACGAAGATGATTTAGGAAAGGGTCCACATGAAGATAGTAAAGTAACGGGTCATAGTGGAGCTCGTATAGGATGTGCCATATTTGGAAGAGTATTATGTAAAGCCAAGTATAATAAAACACGTAAACGCAAATAGCTAGTTAGTTATTTTAATTTTTTTAACAGCCTCCAAAGCATCCTCTGAGAATGATAGAATAGATTCCGTTTTATAATTCTCAAATAGTTTATCAATACTATCTCCTATACTATGGTCAGTAGAGTCACTAATATCTAGTTTTTCCAAATAGATATTAGTTGCTTTTGTAGTATTCCATGCCAAGTGAGGTAATTTCGACATAAACGTGCGAGACCACTTAGATAATTTAACTTTATCACTAGGTCCAAGTATCCCATCGCCATGGGATTTCTGTTGCTCAAGTAAGGTCCATTCATCAGGAATATCATCTGGAAAGTATTTATCGTAAAACTGCTCCATTGTATCATTTGAATGCCACTGAATAGTACCGCTATTAAGAACATTCGCGTATTTTAATATCACTTCATCCCAAAACGGGCATCCAATTAAGTATTTTTCAATGTTGTATAATTGCGTATAATTATTTTGAGTCCAGTTTAACATACCTCTTACAGTTGTCCCATATAAACACGCTGTCGGAATTTTATGGACGCGTCGTTCCCGACGACCCACGGATAGCTCCAACTCATTTAGCATTTGTGCATTACGCATATCAATTTCTGGCTCTACTTTAAAACTTAGCTCCTGCCTTTTATGGGGTATACACATCATATTAATAGCCGCACAGCGTACTATAATATCATATTCAGCCGATTTATAACCCAGTAACAATTCATAATTCTGTAAAGCTTCCAAGCAGACCTTGTATTCCTCTTTAAACACACTAGGAATATTCTTTAGAAACCAGTTTAAAAGCACCCATACACGATCGACAGCGAGATACTGTGAAATCCACCAGGCTGAACGAGCCTTTCCTTGAAACATGGCACGAATGAAATATAACTCTTTTTTATCTACAATTTCATCACAAATAGGCGGCGGCGGCGTTTTCCTAGTAACTCTGTCTGGCATCTTCGACGGATTCTCCATAGTTAGCACAAGTATATTCCAAAGAGAATTATCACGTTGATTCTGGTGAATGGCGGCGAGACGGTATGTGGCAATTAGGATATCATCTTCGGTGAGTTCCTCAGTAATTAGGCTAGAGCGCCAGACATTTACTAACCATTGGAGACGCATGGGCCCTGTATGCCATAACCATGACTGAAAGAGGGTGGAAATGGCCTCACTTATAGAGCCGCTTAGAACTAACTCTTGACACCAGAAGAGGGCCTCAGCAGGTGTATTACGACTAGTTGTATAAAGAAGGGAGGAGAGAACTTCATCAAGGGAGTAGAAGTGTCGTGATAAGGGCATTTTGTGTTAATTACAGTCATAAATATTAGAATATTAATATCAATTTTATTAGATCTTTAGAGACAGCAGCAATACATACTAGACATCATCAGCCATTCCTCTTTCATTAAAGCCTTAAATTCTACAAAATCCATATCCGAATCGGGTTCATATTGTTGTTTAACGCCATCTGCGTCAATATAATCAAAGTAGTCATAGTGTCCATTATCAGACTCGTCGTACATGTAGCATTGTATTGTTATACACGTTTTATTATTCGTCTTAGGGTTTATGAGCTGATGCGTCTGATTTAGAGTAGTATTTACCCAAGTAATATCCCCTGTTTTGAAAGTGGCATTACCAAAAGACTGAACCTTAGGAGATAAATAGGGAAACAGACGGACATGTATATTTCCATATAGAACACGAATAATGGCATTCGCTCCCGCATGGCTATGAACAGGTGAATAATGACCGATGGGCCATATTTCTAAAACATAAGGCGAGCCAGGCGATTCTCCATTATTCTGCCCCATTGTAATTCTTAGGTATGTCTCCAAAAGGTTGGGTTTATCCTTGCTAAATTCCGTACTTTTCTCCTTTAGTCGCGTGTTACACCAGAGTCCAGGTGTTAAAATGCTGTGCTCAATTGCTTTAGAGAAATCGGGAAAATCCCTGTCGTCTAATATGAAGTTCTTCCCTGAAATATAGTCGTATAGCTTTTTATTAACAGGTGTCAGATTAGCACTAGGTAAGATTTTACCTTCAGCTATGTCATTCATAGTTAGTGTCTCACTCGCCTTAATTAGCATTGGAATTGGCGTAGTAACAGGATCGCGTAATAATCGGAGAACTTTTATACCCTCACATGTATCAATATGCGTCAAACTACTTAAAAATTCTCGAATTTTATTGGACTTTTTCCATAGGCTTCCTTCGGTTTGTAAAAATTCATATTTGTATATAACTGTATCAAGCCGTGCCTCACCGACACCCGCATATAAGCGTTGATTGTGTAAATCAATACTAACCCAATAATATGCGGTACTATCATCAGATAATCCCTTTGTATTATTTTTATCTACAAATATGGAGTCTGTGCTAGATACATTGACTGAACTCAAAGTAAATTCAACTGTTAGAATATTAGACAGGTCCTTACTATGAAACTTTAAAATACATGGACTATCTACTTTTGGCCTAAAGATTACTACACCCTGGCCATTAATAATGAGAGACATTGTTTTCTCCATAAAATCTAACCCATATCGTATGAATTTAGGGCTTTTATCAATACCGTGTTCTGCCATTATATAGTATTCTAATATTTTCCATCTCCGAGTATAAACGTACCGTAATAAAAATAATAAAGGAATTAGGATGTCGTCATCGGATGATGCTAATATTATTATACCAAGATTATGGCTAGGTAATGCGAGAGCATCAATGGACGAGGACTTTATAAGACATAATAATATCGTCGTGGTTTTTAACTGTACTAAGAATCTTCCCTTCTCTCCGATGATTCCAATAAAATTCAGAATTCCAGTTGACGATAATTTAGAGGAAGATGAAATACGAAACATGGAGTTATGGTCTGGAGAAATAGCTTATAAAATAATGACTGAATATATAGAAGGGAAAACAATATTAATTCATTGTGCAGCGGGAATGCAGCGTAGTGCCGCATCTGTGGCATTTTTCTTAATAGCATATTTGAAGATGAGAGCACTTGACGCAATGAAGTTTATAAAAGAAAAGCGAATGGTCGCATTTTATCCGAGAGCCAATTTTGGTCGATCGATAGATTATTTTGACCGACGATACCACGGAGAGATTCTACCACATGTCCAAAAAATACCCGATAACTTTTTGAAAACAGAATGAAATTAGAATAAACACAGATTAGATAGGGATGTTTACACCGAATCCGACCTTAGCGGTCTTATACAGTGAGTTTGTATTATCATTATATCCAATTCTTATTAAATCCGTAAATACAAACATATTTACACAAATTCTAGCGCGCTTTCTAGTATTTCCCTCTTTAGCACTCGCATTTGGATCTACATATGATTTTAAATCTATATGGGGCAGTCCATATGAAGCCTTTGTCAGCATTATGAATAATCTTCTAAATTTGGGTCATATTGCTTCAAGTTATACCGCATTCAAAATCCTACCAGTTGGAACGGCAATTGCCTTATTCTATATGTATCCGATTTTCAACATCTTATCCGCAGCGGTCCTCTTTGGAGAATCATTATCACCCTTATCAGTGCTATTAATAGGTGTAGCCTTTGTAGGGACTTATTTAATTGCTACTGAAAAGACTACCGAAAAAGATAATACTGATAAAGCAGTTAGTCCCAATACATACAAGTATGGTGTTATAATGGGTATACTCGCGGCAATAACAGAAACAATGATATTCATATTCGTTAGATCAAATACTGATGCACAGGCCTCGCCTTATTATACGGTTAATCATCTATATCCAGCTGGTCTAGCTATGTTACTTATGTATAGTATATTTCATACAGATGTAGTGGATACTAGTAAATTAAATTGGCTAAAACTACTGGGATTTAATGCGGTTCTAGGATTTACGGGATATATTGCCCGCTTCTACGCAATACCAAAAATACCTGCGATTGTATTCTCCTTATTATCATTTTTTGGAGTAACATTTGGTAATATTTGGGGGATATTATATGGAGAGAAAGTTACTATAAAATCCTTGGTTGGCGGCGGGCTAATAGTTGGAGCTACAGCGGTTCTACGTTATAATACGGTTTAAAACATTATAATGCTTTAAGCGTCAAATCGCTTAAGCCATGATTCACGTATGGCTGCCCGTCTTTGATCAGCTGTAACTTCTTGAATTGGTGGTACTTCTGCGGCTAAAGGCAAAGGCAAAGGCAAAGGCAAAGCCAAAGCCAAAGGAAAGACAATAGGATTAGGTGGCATAGGAGTATTATCCTTAAATTCATTAATGAATTCAACGTTTACTTCCCCATGAATAATTAGCGATGTCGTATTGGGTTCCACCTTTTCAATGTGTGCGAACATTGAATAGCCGAGTTCTGGAATATGAATTGGGACGGTAATATCCTGAGTAATTGAATGGAGATTCATAAATGCCTTTTCAAAACATTCCAGCGTATTCATCTCAAAGGCAACTGGGTCAAGCGGTTTAATAACAATCTTAGTCGCCGCATGTAAGTTATCTGTTTTAGCCTTCACAATCTTAATAGGCGAGTCACATACTCCACTACAGCCAATAAGATCCAGAATCCACTGTGGTGCGAATATAGTATTTTTATCATAAGTATGTGGCGAGCCAATTGTAACTAAGTAGCTTTGTTTAGTATTATTGTTTGTCATAGTAATATAAAGCCGTTCATCATTTTCAAATCGCTCCATCATTTTATTTAAGTGATATGATGGAATGATAATCTCATCTGATAGTTCATGACTGTTGCTATCGGAAAATCCTGGATAAAATATGAGACTGCGTGCCACAAACATCTTTAGTGTACACTTTTTTAAGAAACTCTAAAAGATATTCAAATTTTATTAAGTATAGTAGAATACATATGCCACATTCAAAGCCTGATGATCAAATGCCACACTGGGGCAACCACTGGGGCAACCACTTACCACAACCAAAAATACGATCAAATCACACACCAATGAATATTAATAGTCAACCATTATGGGATGACCATTCATTACCGCCAAATCAACAGCCAGTTGGTAGTAATAAAGTAATACCGACGAAATATCGTTTACATCGTAGTTTTATATGCTGTACGAAATATAAAGACCGTTGTAATTTTCAAACTATTCTAGAATGTTTAGAATTAAGTGAAATTCAAAAGCACATTATACAAGTACGATATTTAAATATATTGGAGAATTTTCAACGTCGTTGTCGTAATTATTCATATTTATTCTTTTCAGGTCATTTTATAATTACAGTTGGATCTCTGTTTGTTCCAGCATTACTCTCCATACAAAATTCAGATAAAAGTTTTACCTTTACTGGCACTACATTTTCAGCCCAGATTTATTGGACAACATTTGTGATCTCTATTTTAGTAACTATATTTAATGGTATTATAACACTATTTAAAGTGGATAAAAAATATTATTTTTTAAACACGACGTTGGAACGTCTAAGAAGTGAGGGGTGGCAATATTTTAGTCTAACAGGTCGTTATTCGGGACATTTAATTCATCGTAATATACCAACACATTCCAATCAATATGTATTTTTTACACACTATATTGAAAAAATTAAAATGAAACAGGTTGAAGAAGAATATTATAAAGCAGAAGAAAAGACTGCACAGACACCACCTAGAAATAGTCTACTGGATCATAAAAATTGCCATGAGCTCTATCCACCGTCTCCAGATCAACCACTAGATACAATGTCGACAAATATTCCAGAACCTGTTCAAGACGCACTTAAATCATTAATATGCTCACATACTATTGTTGATATTCAAAGTAAAGATAAAAATATAGTCATTTCAAATAACAAATATGATAATAAAACACCAATTTCATTATTATCAGACGTGTCATCAGTAGTGCCGACAGTAGCGCCATCAGTAACGCCGCAAGTAACTCCGCAAGTAATGCCGCAAGTAATGCCGCAAGTAACAATATTCG